TAGGCGGTGATACCGCACCTTCATCAAACGATGGAAAAGATAAAGGTATAGAATTCAGGTATCATAATGAAGAAGCAGCAGCGTTAGGTTTCTTTGGTTACGACAATTCTGCTCAAAGATTCACTATGCTTACTTCTGCAACTAATACTTCAGAAGTATTTAGTGGAACTAAAGCACACCTTGATATTGGAAGAATCTATGTACAAAATAGCGGTTTAGCTATAAATAACGCAATAGTAACAGCCACCGCAGCTGAGTTAAATATATTAGACGGTGTTACTTCATCAACATCTGAACTAAACTTATTAGATGGTATTTCAACACTAAGTGGTTCAAATACTGGTGACGAATTAAATGCTAGCTCGACTCAAAGAGGTGTTGTTGAACTAGCAACAAATGCAGAGGCTAGAACTGGTACAGATACTGGTAGAGCTGTTACACCAGCTGCACTGCAAAGTAGATTTCAAATGGGTCAATTTCCAGAAGTTGGAGAAGCTAATGCTTTTAATCAAGTTATAGCACATGGCATGGGTCATCACGTAATGGTAGCTGTGTACGATACAACTTTAGAATCCAACACTGTTTCACAACAGGTTTTTCCAGAAGTACAATCAACTACTACTAACGGTGGAACAATAACTCTTAAATTTAATAACGGAGCAAGTTCAAATCAATATAGATATGTTATTACTTTAGTAACGTAAAAAATATCTAAATAAATATAATAAAATTAAGTTAAATGGCGATAAAATTCCTTAACAGCATTAACGTAACCGGCTCTGTCAGTAGCAGTGCCGGTCTGACGTTATCAGGTTTGTCAGCACAAAATAGTGAAGCAACGGCTTTAGTTGTTAATGGGTCTAATGTTGTTGGAACTAGAGAGCTAGGTTCAAATGCTTTTACTAGTACAAGTTACTTAGCTGCAACAGGAACAGCAGCTAACTCAACACTGGCCGGTGGTTTAGCTGTAGGTACAGGTAGAAACAATTCAGCAAATCAAATTGTAAGAACACAAGGTAATGGTTATGCAGAGTTTGGCTGGATAAATACAACCTCAGGTAATACAACTGCTACTATTACCGATGTATACATTAACACTAATGATGGTTATATTAGAAAAGCTACAAAGTCTGAGTTTCAATCTCAGATGGGAATACCTACAAATGCGGTATTAACTACTGGAGCTCAAACAGTAGCTGGTATTAAAACTTTTAGTGATGATGCGAAATTTTCTGATAATGTAGGTATAAATGGGGCTACATCAATAGATTCGCCGCTTGACATAGCGGCATCTACCACAAGCAACAATGGCTTGTATCAAAAGTGGTATTACGCAGCAAACAATGAGTCTTATACGTTATCACTAAAACAAACAGTAACATCCGGCGTTGTTAGGTATAACTTTTCAATGGTTAATGGAGGCACAGCTTATAACGACGTTTTAGTTCTTGATAGAGGAAATGTAGGTATTGGAACAACTAGTCCTTCACAACCACTATCAGTGGTTTCTTCATATCCACAAATAAGGATACAACAAAGCGGACAAACTCCTTATTTTACTTTTGGTAGTGGCACAGGTTTTGCAGTTTTTGATGGCGTAGGAACAAGCGGTGGTCTTTTAGATATTAGAGATGATGGTTCTTCAAGAATACGTATTGACGCTGCGGGCAATGTGGGTATTGGAGATGCTTCTCCTTCACAGAAATTAGATGTAGCAGGCAACATGGTTTTTAGCCAACGTTTAATAGCTAATTCTAATCAATACTATGTTAAGCTAGGAGTTTGGAGTAGCGCAAGCACTTACGGTATTGGTATGACAAACGGGTTTACATATGGTGCTTTAAACAATGACTACGCTATGACTTTCTGCATGAACAGTGATTCAGATAGAGGTTTTTGGTGGGGTTATGATGGACAAAGTAAATCTACAGGTGCAATGTCTTTAAACATGCAAGGTAAGTTAAAGATTAATCATTCTATAGGTTTAGGAACTGTAAATCCATCTGCTACACAAGGTAGAATAGATGCTTCAAATGATATTGTAGCTTTTTCTACATCTGATATTAGATTAAAAGATAATATTAAAACTATTGATAAAGCTTTAGACAAAGTAAAAAAAATACAAGGTGTAGAGTTTGACTGGATAGAAAAAGAAGAAGTTCATGGTAATAGTGGACACGACATAGGTGTTATAGCTCAAGAAATAGAAAAAGTACTACCAGATGTGGTTACTACTAGAGAAAATGGCTACAAAGCTGTTAAGTATGAAAAGATAGTGCCTTTACTAATTGAAGCTATAAAAGACTTGTCAAAACAAGTTGATGGATTAAAAAGATTAATATAATGGCTGTTCCAAGTAGTGGTGCTCTTAGTTTACTAGGTATTAAAAGAGAACTTAGTAATGACAACTACAGTGCTGAAAACGCTCATAGCAATATAAGTTTGAAAGACTGCAGCGATGGTACTGTAGATAATATAAACTTAAACAATGCTTCTAGTGATCGTCCCGATGGAAATGCACCACATAATATGTCAGAGTTCTATGCCTATGATCATGATTTTGTTTCTGTAACTTCTTTTATAGGTGGAGTAGATGGTGACGGTCCTAGTTTAGCTTGCGCTATAGAAGAGTTTGAAGAAACACTTTATCATAATGGAAGTGGAACTTATCCAGGTCTGAACGACATTGTGTATAGCAACGCTGGTACAACTACACTTAATAGTACTTTTATAGCATTTCACAACGGTTCTAAAAGAGCATTTGTAAATACTAGTTCAAGTGGCGTAGTAACCTCTACAGGTGATTGTAGGTAAGTGTGCTAACTTACAGGTGATTATATAATTAAGTTAAATTAAATAAAATAAAACAAAATGGCAAAAGCAAAAAAAGTAACAAAAGAAGAGTTAAAATCAATAGTTGAAGTAAATAATAAAATCAATATTGAGATTAATAATTTAGGTTTATTAGAAATGAGAAAAACAGATCACATTCAACTTTTACAAGAAAGTAGAATTGAGCTTAGTGAACTACAAAAAGTGCTAGAAGAAAAGTACGGTAAAGTGAGCATTGACTTGAAAGACGGAAAGATAGGAGAAATAGAACAAGATGAAGCAGAGTAGCACTGTAAGAAAAATAAGTATAGGCTCTGACTACAAAGATAAAGCAATGCACTATTCTATTGGACAGAAAGTTTGGGGCGATCACGTTATTTCTAATATAATACATAATAACGAGGACAACTCTTATGATATTTTTATAACTAAGAATAAAGAGATTGTTCCTTGGAAAAAGTTTAATAGAAATATGGCTATATCTGTAGAATACGATTTGAATTACGGTGAATAGCTTGTACGACTTTATTATTAAACCTTTAAACAAAAGGTATGATAATGAGACAAAAGTAGGAGATAAATCTCTTATTATAAATACCATAATAGAAGACCACAAATTTGTGAGTAAAAAAGCAGTTGTTGTTTCGACACCGACTGCTTACTCTTCTCCAGTTAAAATAGGTGATGAAGTATATGTTCATCACAATATATTTAGAAGATGGTACGACCAAAAAGGTAGAGAAAGAAATAGTGCTAGGTATTTTAAAGACGATCTTTATTTTTGTGGACCTGATCAGTTGTATATGTATAACGATAAATCTCATTTAGATTATTGTTTTATTAAACCTGTTGACAACTCTAGCTATTTACATACTAGAAAAGAGCAGCCAAATGAAGGTGTAGTTCATACTTGCCCACAAAACCAATATGTAAAAGTTGGTGACCATATAATTTTTAAACCAGAATCTGAATTTGAGTTTTTAATTAACAAAGAAAAGCTCTACTGTATGAGATTAAATAAAATTGTATTAAATTATGAAAACCAAAGAAACTAAAATAAAAATTATAGAAGCTGGGCAAAAAGCTGTAGAAGAATTAATAAAGGTAGCAAAAGAAAAGATTGTTGACTCAGACGACGATGTAAGCGCTGACAGATTAAAGAATGCTGCCGCTACTAAAAAACTAGCTATATTCGATGCTTTTGAAATACTTAATCGTATACAACAAGAAGAAGATATGCTAAATGAAAAACCTAAGGAAGTTAAAGAACAAAAAACTTTTAAGGGTTTTGCAGAAGGGAGAAGTAAGTGAGTTACAAGCAAGCTCTATGGGAAGAAGTTAAGGACGTTGTAAATCCTAAGATATTAGCTAAAAACAATAGATTTAAAAAATGGGAGTATGGCTATAACTCTGATTATGATTTTATAGTAATAAGTAAAACAGGTAAAATTGGACAGATCATTGAAATACAGAATCTCAGGATTGCTTTACCAGCAACAGATGAACCGTTTAAACGAAGTAAAGAAAAAGCGGAACAACACTGGGAAAGACAAGAGTATCCAAAAGAATTAAAAAGAATTAAAAGTAGGTTTGACTGGGAAGAATATCCAGCCGAGTTTAAAGAAAAGTGGTATGATTATATCGACGAAGAGTTCAAGAGAAGAGAACAAGGTTACTGGTTTTATAATAACAATGTTCCTACTTATATTACTGGTACACATTACATGTACCTCCAATGGTCAAAGATCGACGTTGGAGCCCCTGATTTTAGAGAAGCAAACAGACTTTTCTTTATATTTTGGGAAGCATGCAAGGCAGATGCAAGGTGTTACGGAATGTGCTACCTCAAAAACAGACGATCTGGGTTTTCATTTATGTCTTCAGCCGAACTTGTTAACCAAGCAACAATATCTAGTGACTCAAGATTTGGAATACTCAGCAAATCGGGTTCAGATGCTAAAAAAATGTTTACAGATAAAGTTGTACCAATATCCGTTAACTATCCGTTTTTCTTCAAGCCAATTCAAGACGGCATGGATCGGCCAAAGACTGAGTTGGCATATAGGGTTCCAGCATCCAAACTTACTAGAAAAAAGCTGGAGAGCAATGAACAATTAAGAGAATTAGACGGTCTTGATACAACTATTGACTGGAAGAACACTGGTGATAACTCTTACGATGGTGAAAAGCTAAAACTATTAGCTCACGATGAAAGTGGTAAATGGGAGAGACCTGACAATATATTAAACAACTGGAGAGTTACAAAAACCACATTAAGGCTAGGATCAAGGATTGTAGGCAAATGTATGATGGGCTCAACTTCAAATGCTTTAGATAAAGGTGGAGACAATTTTAAAAAACTATACGAAAGTTCAAACGTTACAAAAAGAAATAGAAACGGACAAACTGCTTCTGGACTCTATAGCTTGTTCATACCTATGGAGTGGAACTACGAGGGATTCATCGATACTTACGGATTGCCTGTATTCGTTAGAGGACAAGATAATATCAAAGGAGCAGATGGTTATGAAATTACAACAGGAGTTATTGAACACTGGGAAAACGAAGTTGCAGGATTAAAAGAAGATAGTGATAGTTTAAACGAATACTATAGACAGTTTCCAAGAACTGAGGCTCACGCTTTTAGAGACGAAACTAAAGATAGTTTGTTTAACTTAACTAAGATATACGAACAAATTGATTACAACTCTGATTTTGAAAACAACAAGCTAGTTACTCAAGGAAGTTTTTATTGGCAAAAAGGTATAAAAGATACTAAAGTAGAGTTTGTTCCTAATAAAAATGGAAGATTTCTAGTATCTTGGGTTCCTAATTTAGAAATGCAAAACAATATAATAATTAAAAATGGTATTAAGCATCCAGGTAATAAAGATGTTGGAGCTTTCGGCTGTGACTCTTACGATATTAGCGGTACTGTTGATGGTCGCGGCAGTAAAGGAGCACTTCATGGATTAACTAAGTTTAGCTTATTTGACTCTCCACCAAACCATTTCTTTTTAGAGTATATATGTAGACCACAAACCGCCGAGGTGTTCTTTGAGGACGTTCTAATGGCGCTTCACTTTTATGGGATGCCTATACTAGCAGAGAACAACAAACCTCGTTTATTGTATTATTTAAAAAGAAGAGGCTATAGAGGTTTTAGCATAAACAGACCTGATAAAGTTTGGAACAAGCTTTCTACAACTGAAAAAGAAATTGGTGGTATACCTAATACCAGTGAAGATATTAAGCAAGCACATGCTGCTGCTATTGAAAGCTATATAGAAAACCACGTTGGTATTGGTGAAAACAACCAATATGGCAATATATATTTTCAAAATACATTAGAAGATTGGGCTAAGTTCAACATTAACAATAGAACTAAACATGATGCTTCAATTAGTTCTGGTTTGGCTATAATGGCAGTAAATCAAAATAAATACAAGCCTACAGCTTTACGAAAAAGTAACGGAGTTAGTTTGAGTATTAAAAAATATGACAATACAGGGTATAATTCAAAATTAATATAAATGATAAATACTAATTATAATAGTTCATTTCCAGATCAGGTAGTACCTGAATCAGAAAAAGCTACACTAGAGTACGGGCTAGCTGTAGGTAGAGCTATAGAAAATGAGTGGTTTAGAAACGATAGAGGAGTTTACGATAGGTTTAACACCAACTATAACAACTTCCACAGACTTAGACTATATGCAAGAGGAGAGCAATCTGTTCAAAAATACAAAGACGAACTATCTATTAATGGTGATTTATCTTATTTAAACTTAGACTGGAAACCTGTGCCAGTTGTACCTAAGTTTGTAGATATATTAGTTAACGGTATATCACAAAGAAATTACGAGCTAAAAGCTTACTCACAAGATCCTACATCTGTTCAGAAAAGAACTGAATACGCAACAAGCATACTTGAAGATATTAATGCAGCTAAGTATATAGAAGCTGTTAAAAGAACAACTGGTAAAGATGTTTCAAGAGGTCCTAGAGGAAAAAACATACCTAAGCAAGTCGAAGATATAGAAGCTCACATGCAGTTTGATTACAAACAATCTATAGAGGTTGCTCAAGAAGAAGCTATAAATTATATATTAGATAAAAATAAATATGATTTAATTAGAAGAAGATTAAACTATGACCTAACAGTATTAGGTATAGCTTGCACTAAAACAAACTTTAATGAAAGTGAAGGTATAAAAGTAGAATACGTAGATCCATCTTCTTTAGTATATTCATTTACTGAAGATCCTTATTTTGATGATTTGTATTATATTGGTGAAGTCAAATCAATAAGCTTAGCTGAGTTAGTAAAACAGTTTCCTGACTTGTCTCCTGAAGATATAAAAGATTTACAAAAATACCGCGGAAGTGCTCAGAACACTAGGTCTTTAGGCGCTAAGTATGATAATCAAACTGTTCAAGTTTTATACTTTGATTACAAAACCTATACTAATCAAGTTTTTAAAATAAAGAAAAAAGACAATGGCTTTGAAAAAGCTTTAGAAAAACAAGATACTTTTTTAGAAGCTGAAGAAACTGACAACTTTAAAAAAGCTCATAGATCTATAGAAGTATTATATTCTGGTGCTAAAGTTTTAGGAACTAATAAAATGCTAAAATGGGGTATGTCAAAAAACATGACTAGACCTGAAGCTGATATTACTAAGGTTAATATGAATTATTCTTTAGTAGCACCTAGAATGTACAAGGGTAGAATAGAAAGTTTAGTTAGTAGAATTACAGCATTTGCTGATATGATACAAATTACACATTTAAAGCTACAACAGGTAATGTCTAGAATAATACCTGATGGTGTTTATATGGACATAGACGGATTGTCAGAAGTAGACTTAGGAAACGGAACTAGCTATAATCCAGCAGAAGCTTTGAATATGTATTTTCAAACTGGTAGTATTGTAGGTAGGTCAATGACTCAAGATGGTACTGGTAATCCTGGTAGAGTTCCTATACAAGAGTTAAATACTAATAATGGTATGGGTAAAATACAAGGACTTATACAAACTTATCAATATTACTTACAAATGATAAGAGACGTTACCGGGCTTAACGAAGCTAGAGATGGTAGTAATCCAGATAAGTATGCTTTAGTAGGTTTACAAAAACTTGCTGCAGCAAATTCTAACGTAGCAACTAGACACATATTACAATCTAGCTTGTATGTTACACTAAGAACTTGTGAGAATATAAGCATGAGAATAGCAGATGCAATAGCTTTTCCTACAACTTATCAAGCTTTAATACAAAGTGTTTCTTTATATAACTCTAAAACATTAAAAGAGTTGGAAAACAGTAGCCTATTAGATTTTGGAATATCTTTAAATCTAGAGCCTGACGAAGCGGAAAATCAATTATTAGAGCAAAATATACAAGTAGCACTACAAGGCGGGCAAATATATTTAGAAGATGCTATAGAGCTTAGAGAAGTTAAAAACTTAAAGCTAGCTAATAGAATGTTAAAAAAGAAGCGTGAAGAAAAAATGGCTAAAGAGCAAGCTATGCAACAACAAAATATGCAGGCTCAGTCACAAGCTCAAGCGCAAGCAGCAGAGCAAACTTCTTTAGCTGAAACACAAAAGCAACAAGTTCTTAATGAGCAAAAAATACAACTTGAACAAGCTAAGTCTCAATTTGAAATACAAAAACTTCAACAAGAAGCACAAGTAAAACAACAACTAATGCAGTCTCAGTTTGAGTATGACATGCAATTAGAAGAGCTTAAAGCTAAAGCAAGAACTGATTCAGATTCGTCAAGAGAAGATCGTAAAGATAAAAGAGTTTCAATGCAGGGTCAAGAACAAAGACAAACCCAGCAAGAAAAAATAGCACCTGAAAATGCTATGCCTACACCACAAGCGGACCAAGGTTTAAACCTTAGCCAATTAATGGGGTAGCAATTATTAATTATTATATTATATTATGTCAGAAGAAAAAACAAAAGAAGAAGGTTCTTTTAAAATTAAAAAAACCCCTAAAAAACTTTCTCAAGAAAAAGCAACAATAGTAAAAGCTAAAACAAAAGAACAAGTTGAAGAAGCTAAAATAGAGGAAGTTATAAAAGAAGAACCTGTTGCTGAAGAAAAACCTGTAGTAGAGCAAGTAGAAAAAACGCCAGACTCTCCTATAATGGAAATAACAGAGCAAGAAGAAAAACAAAAAGAAGAGATTAAAACACCTGAACCTGAAGTAGCTAAAGCTAACTTACCTGAAAACGTAGAAAAGTTAGTTGATTTTATGAAAGAAACAGGTGGAACAGTAGAAGATTATGTTAGATTAAATAGAGATTATTCTAACGTAGATAGTGATGCTCTATTACTAGAGTATTATAAAACTACTAAACCGCATTTGGACTCTGAAGAAATAAGCTTTTTATTAGAGGATAAGTTTTCTTATGACAAGGACACTGCTGAAGATAGAGAGATTAAAAAGAAAAAACTAGAGTACAAAGAAGAAGTTGCAAAAGCTAAAAGCTTTTTAGAGGAAACAAAGAGTAAATACTACGACGAAATCAAGTTGAGACCCGGCGTAACTCAAGACCAACAAAAAGCTACTGAGTTTTTCAACAGATACAACAAAGAGCAAGAAAAAGCTGAACAACAACACGATACGTTTAAGTCACAAACCAAAGATTACTTTAATAATTTCAAAGGTTTTGAATTTAACTTAGGTGAGAAACAGTTTAGATATGGCGTTAACAACGCTGACGATGTTGCTGATAAACAATCGAATTTAACTAATTTTGTTCAGAAGTTTCTGGACGGTGAAGGTAATGTTAAAGATTTCAATGGTTATCATAAAGCTATTTTTGCAGGAGAAAATGCTGATGCAATTGCTAAGCATTTTTATGAACAAGGTAAAGCTGACGCTGTAAAAAACGTTATGGCTAAGTCTAAAAATATATCATCTGAGCCTAGAAATAGTGCTTCTACAATGGATATTGGAGGCTTAAAAGTAAGAGCAGTCGGAGGTGTAACTAGTTCTAGATTAAAAATAAAACGATAACAATTAATAAAAAAATAGAGACATGGCTTATACATTTTCAAGCACACACGACTCTACCGCTATTATGCCTGAGAAAGCACAAAATCTTACCAATGGTAATTATTTGGACTTTCAAGCTAATGGAGAGGGTTGGTCAAAGCAATACTTACCTGAGTTATACGAAGAGGAAGTAGAGCGATACGGAAACAGAACTTTAAACGGGTTCTTAAGAATGGTTGGCGCAGAGATGCCAATGACATCGGATCAAGTAATTTGGTCTGAACAAAATAGACTACACATCGGGTACAAAGCTTTCGCAGCTGGCGCTGGAGCTAAGTTAAAAGCATCTGATGGTCACACGGCTAATAAAATAGAGATTCACTCTGGTGCTGAGAATTGCGCTATTAGAGTTGGTGACTTATTAACTATACTAAAGACTGATTCAGACAAGAGAGTTGTAGCTATTGTTACAGCTAATTCTACAGTTACTGGAGCTACATCTTCTAGTAACTTAGTAACAACTATCACAGTTGATCCTTACAACTATGCTGCATTATCTAATGCTAGCTTAGCTGCTGGAAATGCTGTTAACTTGTTTGTTTTTGGTTCTGAATATGCAAAAGGTTCAGCTGGTAGAACAGAAGCTTTACAGCCTGAATTTGCTACTAAAACAAACAATCCTGTAATCATTAAAGACTATTACGAAGTTAATGGTTCTGATGCTGCACAGATTGGTTGGGTTGAAGTTGCTACTGAAGACGGAACATCTGGTTATTTATGGTATCTAAAAGCTGAGTCTGAAACAAGACTTAGATTTGAAGATTACTTAGAAATGACTATGGTTGAAGCTGTACCTGGAACAAATGCTGCTGGTTTAAAAGGCACATCAGGTATGCTTGATCAAATTGAAAAAGGTGGTCACGTGTTCCAAGGATCTGCGAATGAAAAGTTAGATTTAGATGATTTTGATTCTATACTTTCAACTCTTGATAAGCAAGGAGCTATTGAAGAAAATATGCTTTTCTTAAATAGAGCTAAAACTTTAGAGATTGATGATCTATTAGCTGGTCTTAACTCTTATGGTACAGGTGGTACTTCTTATGGTTTATTTGATAACGATGAGAATATGGCTCTTAACTTAGGTTTTTCAGGTTTTAGAAGAGGTTCTTATGACTTCTACAAAACTGATTGGAGATACTTAAATGATGCTACTACAAGAGGTATGATGAGTGATTTAGATGGTGTTGTGGTTCCTGCTGGAACTTCGACTGTTTATGATCAGTCATTAGGATCTAACATCAGACGTCCTTTCTTACACGTAAGATATAGAGCTTCTGAGACTGAAGATCGTAGAATGAAATCATGGGTCTTAGGATCTGTTGGTGGAGCAGCTACTACTTCTACTGATAACATGGAAGTTCACTTCTTATCAGAAAGATGTTTAGTTGTGCAAGGTGCAAATAACTTTGTATTGTTAAAAGCAGGATCATAATCCTAATTAAAAGGTGGTCGAAAGGCCACCTTTATTTTTAATTATTATATTATATTATATTATGGAAACAAAAGAAAAAAAGGCTCCAGTTAAATCTGTAGCAAAAGAAATTAAAAAAAATACTTGGGAGATTAAAGATAGGCTCTATATGTTAAACACGAGTTACACTCCATTGTCGTTTAGATTACCAAGTAAAAACATGTTATGGTTTGACGAGGAAAGAGGCGAACAAAGAGAGCTGAGATACGCTGTAAATATGCCTTCTCCATTTATGGATGAGCAAAAAGGAACAGCTAGATTAGAGCAAATAGTTTTTGAAGATGGCCTATTGATGGTTCCAAAAGAAAAAGTTGCATTACAAAAGCTACTAAGTTTATATCACCCTGGTCTTAACAAAACATATTCTGAACAAAACAAAGCAGAAGAAGCTGCTGAAGACGTAGATTATATAAATGCAGAAATAGATGCTTTAGTAGCTGCTAGATCTGTAGATATAGATAAAGCAGAGGCTATGTTGAGAGTAGAAATTGGATCTGAAGTTAGTAGAATGAGCTCTAAAGAGATAAAAAGAGACTTACTATTAATGGCTAAGAAAAACCCTTTTATGTTCTTAGAGTTGTTAGAAGATGAAAACGTTGACTTAAGAAACGTAGCTATAAAAGCCCAAGAAAATGGAATAATAGTTATATCTCAAGATCAAAGAACTTTTAATTGGGGTTCTAACGGTAGAAAATTAATGACAATACCTTTTGAAGAAAACCCATACTCAGCAATGGCTGCGTGGTTTAAGACAGATGAAGGTGTAGAAGTTTACAAAACTATCACTAAAAAGTTAAAATAACAAGTGATTATAATTATAAGAGGTTACTATTGTAGCCTCTTTTTAAAATATTTAAGATGATAAATGTTGATGATGTATACAAAACTGTATTACTTATTTTAAATAAAGAGCAAAGAGGATATATAACCCCTGCTGAATTTAATAAAATAGGTGCACAAGTTCAAAATGAAATATTTGAAAATTACTTTAACGACATTAATCAATATTTAAGACAGCCTCAAACTGACTTTGATTATTCTGATAGAGCAGAATACATGGATGAGAAGATAGCACAGTTTAAAAAGGAAGGAACCGTATCTGGTTCAAGTGGTATATTTACAGTACCCACAGACTTATATAGGCTAGGCTCTGTTACTTACACAAGTGGGAGTCAAGAAGTAGAACTACAAAAACTAGGAAGAAGAGAGTTCTACAATATAATTAATTCAAAACTAACAGCACCATCTTTATCATATCCTGTTTTCTTACAGGAAGACAACACCAGAGATACACACACTAAGATACTAGTATATCCTACCACAATCGCATCAGATTCTATTAAAGTTCAATATTTAAGAAAACCCGGAGGAGGCACAGACAACGTTGATGATCCAACGTGGGCTTACACAGTTGATGAAGATACTAGTGGTTATATATTTGCTGGTACTACAACTGGAACTACAGTAACACCTAGCACAGGTGCTAAAAACTTTGATCTTCATATAGCTGAAAAAACAGAAGTAATAAAAAGAATATTACTATATGCTGGGGTTATAGTAAAAGATCCTGTAGTGCTTCAAACTATGTCTTCTGAACTAGCTAAAGACAAACAATTAGAAAAATCATAAAATATGGCCACTAACTTCTTACTAAACGAAAACGACGGACAGTATTACACTGGCCAGCAATACTTTAATAGTGAAGCTGCTGGGTCAGGTTCTGGTAAAGCCCTTCCAGTAACTACATTTAATACAGACTTAGTTTCAGCTTTCAACTCTAGCGCTATTCAAATAGGCTCTGCTAGCAACTTTGAAGTTTATTTTAGAACAGGTAATAATGCTTATAAAAAATTAAAAGAAAATAACTTAAGTGTAGCAAATAATATTATTACAATATTTCATTCAGGTTTAATATATGAAGATGGAACTACTGTATTATCAAGTAGTGTAATACCAACTGGAGATTATTATGTTCAATTAAAGTCTTCTGCTAAAGCTTATAATTATGGGGAATATCAATATATAAAGTTAGATGATATTATAAATAACTTTATAGTAGCTTATGTAGGTGCTGACAAGTTAATAGCTTCTTGCAAGAGATCTGATATAGTTTTTCACGCTAGAAGATCAATGCAAGAATTTAGTTACGATACTCTTAAGGTTATAAAAGCTCAAGAACTAAGTATTCCTGCTAGTTTAAAAGTTCCTTTTCCAAAAGACTATGTAAACTACGTTAAAGTGTCTTGGATAGATGAAGTTGGAGCTAAACACGTTATTTACCCTACAAGAATTACTAGTAACCCATCTGAAATGTATACGCAAGACAGTGATGGAGAAGCTGTTCAAGATGATTTTAGTAAAAATCTTCAACTAAGTTCTGTAATTGAAAAAAGGTATTCTGAAACCGATATAGATATTACTAGAACTTCTCCTGATGATTATAGATACTCAAAAGATTCTAGAGCTTTAGGTGCTAGAATTGGTTTATTACCTGAAGAAGCTCAAGTTAATGGCAAGTTTACTATAAATGATAGAGAAGGTTGTTTTAGTTTTTCTTCTGGATTAGTTAATAAATTAATTTTAGTTGAATACGTATCGGACGGACTTGCAATAACTGAAGACATGAGAGTTCCAAAACTAGCTGAGCAAGCAATGTATATGTCTATAGCTCATGCTATACTTTCATCGAGGTCTAGAGTTCCTGAATATATAGTAAATAGATTTAAGCTAGATAAAAGAGCAGCATTAAGAAACGCTAAAATAAGATTAAGCAATATTAAGATAGAGGAAATATCACAAGTATTTAGAAACAGAAGCAAGTGGATTAAACATTAAATATGGCAGAGATTAAAAACACTTTTCAAGGTTCTAAAATGAACCGAGACTTAGATGATCGTTTAATTCCTAACGGTACTTATAGAAGCGCAACAAACATTCAAGTTGGTAATTCAGAATCAGATGATGTAGGTACGCTTCAAACTGTGTTAGGTAACTTTGAGCTTACAGAATTTGGCATACCTTCTACAGTAGTTGGATTAGAAGTTGTTGGACATGCCGTAGACGCATCTAAAGACGTTATTGTTGTTTTCTTAACAAATTCATCTACAGATCAAAGGTTATCTACTGTGGATAAAACCGGTAGTGTTACTCTTCCTAATGGTACTACTATCAATAATGTAACTAAATCAACAGGTGACAACTATATATGTATGTATTCTCCAGGTTTTACGGGTATACTTGTTGAAGGATCTTTTTTAAATTTTTCAAAACTTTTTAGAGTTGTAGCTAATATAGTCGAAGACTTAATGTTTTTTACTGATAACTTCAACCAACCTAGAAAAATTAACATAAAGTCAGCACAATCTAGCTCTAGCTATTATACTAACGAAGATCAAATTTCAGTAGCTAAATATTATCCTTATCAACCTATATCTTTTTTAGACAATTCTAGTGGTATTAAAAAGCTAGGTCTTGTGAACAAGCAAGACGAGTACCTGCCTCCTTCGCTAGTTGCTTTTGGATCTGTTTACACAGCTGGATCTGGTGATGACTTAGTCATTTTAAAAAACGTAACAGACGACTCTCTTGTTGACTTAATAGCACATATGCAGACTGTTAGTTCTTTAAATAATCACAACATAAGTTTAACAAGTCACTCAGTAATAAATGGCGCTCAAAAAAGAATAAAAATTTCAAACTTATCAAAAGAAGGTTCAAACGAGTGTTACGTAAGAAGAATAGACATAAAAGCTAATGGCGACTGCGAAATAAAAATTGAAAACAAAGATGGCTCAGATATAGTTAATGATGCTGCTACCGTGCTATCTAGTTGGGATACTATGGATCAGCTAGGTTTTAGTTGGCCAAATCCAGATTACGATACTAGTTTTGCGTATAGTGGTGCTTCTAAATATATGGAAGATAAGTTTTTAAAGTTTAGTTATAGATTTAAGTTTGATGATGATGAATATTCTTTAATGGCTCCATTTACTCAAGCTGCATTTATTCCAAAGCAGAAAGGATATTTTGTAGGTCAAGATGCTAAAAGAGCAGGACAGAAAGGTATAGTGCCTTTTATGGAAAACGAAGTAACTAATGTTACCTTAAATATACCAATGCCTATTGCTACTAGTACACTTGGAAACGTTGAATTAAGAGATAAATTTAAAGTAAAAGAAGTACAAATACTAAGTAAGGCTTCTGATGATCAGAATATAAAAGTTGTAACTGACTTAGAATTAGAATCAATAGTTGGTGGAATATCAACTGCAACTGTCACCAACACTGGAAGTAATGGTTCTATAACTCCTTTTTCACCTGGTATTTATACTGTAGGTGCTACTGGTGGAAGTGGATCTGGAATGTTAGTTAAAGTAAGAAGATCATCAACATCTACTGGTAACACTTTGAATTATCCAGACTATGGACCTCTAGACAGTAACTTTATACAAATAGTTTCACCAGGTGTTGGGTACACTGTAGGTGATGTATTAACTTTAGATTTAGACTTTCATGATCCTGTTGCTTTAGATAACGGAGCAAGCAAAGCTACAATAACTGTAGCATCTTTAACAAATTATGTTGAGTATAACTACAACTCACAGCAACCTATAAAAGTTTTACCTAGTAAAGAGATAACTAGAGTATCAGATATAGTTCCTATAAAAGCTTTAGCCCAAGCAGTGGTTGGTAATAGAGTAGTATATGGTAATTTTCTACAAAAATATGGCAACTTAGATAAGTTAGATTATGATATAGAAATATCTGATAAAAAAGTTTTATCTAATAATGACCAACAAATAAAAGAACATCCTAATCACACTGTTAAGCAAGGTAGAACTTATCAAGTTGGTGTAGTTCTTAGAGATAGATACGGTAGGACTAGCAACGTTATAATAAATGACGATACAAGTGATAAATCTAGTACTATATACGTGCCATATACAGCTGGCGGATCTGATCCTTTAGAATTTTTTGGAAGATCTTTGAAAATAAAATGGAATAGAGAAATACCAAAAGAAGCTTCAGGTCAATGGCCTGGCTTGTATCATGATAAAGACAACCCACTCGGCTGGCATAGTTACCAAATTGTAGTTAAACAAAAGCAACAAGATTACTACAACGTCTACGTCCCTGGAAGTATGAGTGGAAGTATAGTATTTAAAGGCCTAGGTGCTAATACCAATAATTTAGATTTTGAAGATGATGGAGGCAACTCTCATATAGTTCTTTACGGAGATAACATAAATAAAGTACCTAGGGAGCTTAAGGAAGTAGGAAGTCAAGATACTCAATTTGGTTCTACTACAGATTTGTTTTGTGTGGTTGGTGAACCTTTAATAGCAACTGGACATACTGGTAACGGTATTCAAACTAGCGCTCAAGTAATAAGAACATCACAGCAGCTACTAGATCCTAAAAGAATAAAAGTAGAAGAGTTTAAAAAGTTTAGAGATCTAGGTGACTGGACAATGTATAAAGGTATAAATTTAAAGCATTTAGATGGCACTGGCTCTTCAGCTGGTCAATTTACTAGTGATACTTATATATATCCAGGTTCAGCAGGTAAGGCTGATCCACTCTATTTAGATGGTAATAAAAACCCTTATGTGTTAAAATTAGCTACAAATAGTAGGTTAGGTTATCTTGGTAGTGAACAAAAAACAAATTGGGAATTTTCAAAAAGGCTTCATGTTTTTGAAACATCGCCGGTTGAAAGCAGTATAGAAATATTTTATGAAACCAGTACTTCTGGCTTAATATCAGACCTAAACAATAGTATAAGAACAGCAGAACCAACAGGAGTGTTGTCAGGTATATCTCCAATTGTTTTTGCTTTGCAAGAAGGAGATGCAATATCTACAACGTGCACTAATACTTTTGAAGTAATGTCAGGTAGTGCTAAAATAAATAACCCTCTTTCTGTTATAAAAATTAAAAAAGTATTTAATGGTAATGGAACTAATGTTACTAGCGATTGGAGCATAGTTCAGGCAACTGCTGGTAGTTCTGGTACCTCTCCTACGTTTCAAATAAAAAATAATAAAAAATATGTTTTCACAGAAGGTTCTTATGATGGAGACTGTTTATTTACTTTTACATTAACTGCAACTTGCCCTGACAGTGAAGGTACTGTTATATCTAGAGATTTTGTATTTAATAACTTTAGAGTTACTAATATGGATCCTATAATTTATAACTTAACAGTTAAGAACTCTACATTTCTAAACGCTGAGTTTAATTCAGGAGGAACTAGTAATAAATTACAATGGACACCTTGGCTAAGTGGTCACCCATCAAAAACAATGTATGAAATGGCTCAAGCTAATGGTTCAAATTCTTCTGCTAGTTACTATGGAGCTAGCAATCAAATTATTATCAACCAAACAAATACAACTAACAATGATTATGGAAACACAACGGACTGTGTTTATATAGAGCATAATAGATTAAACCAAAATCAAGGTAATCTTGGAGATAGCTTAAGATACGCTAATGCTGAGTTTGTAACAAACGGGTTTGAACCTTTAACTACTTTTAATGATACTACAGCTATTGGTGTTAACAACAGGCTAGATGTCGAACAAAGGTTGCTTGGTGTAAATGTTGAGATAGTACAAGCTCTTAGATACCATGGTCAGTTTGAAAAAGATTCTAGCCCTAAGTACTATATACAAGGAGGTGGTGCTGATAACGCTATGAGCTCTTGGTCAGTTTATAAGTCTAGCTCACTACACGCTAACGGACCTTTCCAATTTAAATTCAACTATAATGGAACTATCCAAGATAGAGATTTTCAATTTAGCAATGCTGGTGGTGGTTATAAGGCAGCTTTTATATATGAAATAGTTGTTGTAGCTAAAGATGCTCAATCAAGTTCTGGAGGTGGCTACGGAGCTGGCACTAGAGAAAGCTCTAGAAAAGTGTTTCATTTTATAATTTTTAAATAAAAGAAAATGGCAGCGTTTAATCAAGAAATAGTTTATTATAATACGTTTTTACTAAAGAATATCACTACTAAAGCAATGGTTAACTCAAGTGCTTATACTGGTACTTACCCTGTAACAAAACAAGAGTTCCATGCTGTATACCCAGGAGTTCCTTATAAAGGTTGGTCTGGAACCAGTACTAAGCTAGTTGAATATGATGGTAGTATAAATTTTACTAACAGCGGCAGTGTTGTTAAACCTAAAAGTAATGTTAATCATGTTTCAACGGTTTTTAACGATACTCTTGGTAGTAACTGGATTATTGAAGAATCTAGAATAAGAGGAGGCTACAATAACGCTCCTGTAGAGTTAGGCGTTAGAGCTTTTTTAAGAGAAGATTCTAACGAAGCTTTAGAAAGGCCAAATGCTTTAGTATATTCTGGTATTTTTAATTCTAGAACTGGTTTTAATGAAACAAACGTTTTTAGCATAGGAGAAGAAATTTCAAGAGCCGTTGATCCTGGTTACGGTTCTATACAATTACTGGACGCGATGGACAATGATTTAACTATTGTACAAGAAAACAAAGTAAATAGAGCATTGATAGATAAAGATGCTATATTCACCGCTGAAGGCCAAGCGTTGACAACTGCGGCTAAGCAAGTAATAGGTCAAATAACTCCATATGCTGGAGATTATGGCATAAGCAGAAACCCAGAATCTTTTGCTAAGTACGGGTTTAGAAGGTATTTTGCAGATAAATATAGAAACTCAATATTAAGGCTTTCAAGAGATGGTATAACTGAAATATCTGAGTATGGTATGAAAGACTTTTTTAGAGATAACCTTAATAAAATTGATGACGGTTTTAAAACTTCTACATCTTCAGAAATTTTAGTACAAGGCCAAATGCCTCCTGTTACAATAGGAAACAGTATATCTATAAATGAATTAGGTGCTTTTATACAGACTGAAAATGCTTTAACAACTGCAACAGCTCCTTCAATAGGTTCTGTATTAGAAATACTATCACTTACCTCTGGCCAATACATAACTACAAACGCTATAGTAACAGGAATAAACACTACTAATCGTCTTATATTTTTAACGCAAGCAGGTTTTAGTGATTTTATAACTTCAGGAGAAACTAGTCAAGGAACTTGTAGGTTTGTTTCAAAAGTAAAAGATTCTGTTGTAGGAGCTTACGATTCTTATCAAGATCAATACGTTGTTTCTCTGCAAAGATCTGCTCCAAGTAAAACAATAGAAGAAACAAGTGATTATTATAGTACCCTACACTTTGATGAAAAGGTAAAAGGGTGGGTTAGTTTTTATACTTATAGACCTGATGTAGCTTTTAGTATGAAAAGTAGGTATTTTAGTACCAAAAATGGCAAGTTGTACGAGCATTATGAGGGTGGCTTTTTAGGTGACGACGTCTTTGATAAAATTACTCCTTGTGATATGGGTAATTTTTATGGTGTATATAGCAAATCTAATGTTGTATTTATATTTAACCAAAACCCTAGCAGAGTTAAAACTTTTACTACTATAGACTATGAAGGTAGTAACGGGTGGCAAGTAGATTACATAAGAACAGACGACAAGTCTAAAAGAGTTAGTGAGCCACAAGGTGATAAATCTAAAATAATACTAAGCTACGCGGAAGGCGAATATACAGATGGTGGAATAAAGTTTTACTCAGGTTTTAAACCTAGAGAAAACAAATACTATGCTAATATAATTAATGATAGTCAACAAAGACCTAAGGAAGTATTGTTCGGTCAATCAATAACTGGAGTTAAAGGTTTTGTCGCCAAAGTAAGTATGACCACGGATAGCACAAACACAGGTGATATAAAAGAATTATTTACAGTAGGAACAAACGTGATATAATATGGGACCTTACGATGATATAGACTTAGAAATAGAAAAAGATTTTGGTAGTGGCTCTACCACAAAAACAAATAAATCAAGAAATATGAGTAGTAAAATGGACACAACTCTAGCCATCACTGGAGGGGTTATGGCTGCTGGGCAAATAACAATGGGCTTCATACAGCAAGCACAGGCTAATAAGTTAGCTAATGAAGCTGAAGAAAGAAGAATTCAAAATGAAAATTTACTTAGTGAGTTAGAAAACTCTAGACAAGATATTATAAATCCTTATGAAAATATATCAGTAGCTACTCAAGCAGCTGAAATGCAAATACAAGAAACTGATAAAGCATTGGCAAATACTTTAGATACGTTAGCTTCTACAGGTATGGGAGCTGGTGGTGCAACAGCACTAGCACAAGCAGCTATGAAGTCTAAGCAAGGTGTTTCTGCTAATATAGAACAACAGCTTGTACAAAACGAAAAACTAAAAGCTCAAGGCGAGCAATTTGCTTTTCAAGTTAGAGAAAATAGAGAACAACAGAAGCTAGATAGAACAGCAGGTTTAATAGACAGAGACATAGCAAGAGAAGATCAATATAGAGGAGACGCTATGGCGGCCGTGGCTCAAGGCTTTGCAGGAGCAGCAGGAACTTTAACAGGCGTTGCTGGCGCAATGGGTAATTAAAAAAAATATAAATATGGGAAGATACGCAGATCCACAAATTATTGTTGACAAAAGATTTGAAAAAGTCAGAGGTGAACTAAACAACCTTTATAAAAACGTAGATGCCAACCTGCAGTTAATAGGTAAAAGAAAGCAAGCTAGAAAAGCTGCACAAGCTAAAAAGTATGGAAGCTTTGGAGATGTTTATAACAAAGCTGTTAAAGATTCTAGAGCATCATCTAGAAAGTTTGCGCGTACTAGACCTGATATGGCTAAAGATGCTAAGAAACAATTTAGTGATCAAATAGCTGGTAGATTTGATGAGGGTTACGATAACATACAAGCTTTTGTAAGAGGTCAATACATATCTAAAGAAGGAGAAGAGCCAATAAAAAATCCTACTGAAAGCCAAATAAACGCTTTTGTTCAAAGTCAAATAGACGCTGCTAATGATCTTGGTGAATCTCTTGTGGCTTTTGAAGGATTAGCTAATGCACATGCTAAAGGTATAAAGGCTGGTGATGGAAGCAACGGTAAAAACACTGGTAGTGTTGTTGTTGGTAGTGAATTTAGTAATATATTTTCTGCTATGACCGGAGATGCAGAAGGTCAAGAAGATATTCAATGGAGTAAAATGAAAATAAGTGGTAGCCTAACTGGAGGTACCACTATATATTTTGATGGCCAATCAGAGGGTGAAGAAGGTTTTGGTATAGCTGATGATACAGAAGTTATAGATTTGAGTAAAATGAAAACAAACTATATTAACGGTAATCAAGAAGTTTATTTTCAAGATATAAAAGATAAATCTGAAGTTGCTAAAGATATGGGACCAATTATAAAAACAGCTCAAAACAACAAAGCTGTTGACATGTTTAAGATATATAATGTAACCGGTCCTGATGGCGTCCCTTTCAAAATGAAAGTTCTTAATGAGAAAAAAACACAAGATTATTTTATTAATGGCGAAGGGGCTGCTGTAACTGTAGACGCTATGATAGAGAAACATGGCGGTATTGACGCTGCTGTTCAAGCTTACTTTGGCGCGGATGTAGCTGCTAAATTTCCTGAACAAGGTACAGAAGGTTACGATCAAGCCATGCTAAAGCTAAAAACTAGACTATATGAAGATTTAGATCCTTTAATATCAGATGGTGACAAAGACATGCTTTCGCCAAACAAAGAAACTACAAGCCGTCAGTATACGAAAGACACTAACTCTAAAGTTGTTAAAGGTTTTTATGAAGAAGTACACGGTGAAGTTGGTAGATTACTACCTACATTACCTGGCGACAAGGATGCAATGAATGATTTCAATCTATATATACAGAATAGACCATATAGTCAAGGAGGCAAGACTTATACAATAGATCACATGGAGCCAATATCAACAGGTTCATCTGACATGGTTTTAGTTATGAAAGATGGTAATAAGATAAAGCCAGAAGAAGGCTATTTCAAGTTAAATGATTTAGGTGGAAGGCGTAAGCTTGAGCTAGGTTTAATGAAAGGTAATTTTCAAGGAACTACAGATAGAAAACATGTTGATGGTTTTTATAATTCTGATGAGTTTGGTGGAGAAGTTGAAGGAGTCTACAATGGCTCTGAAAAAGAAAGTGTTAGAATAACTAGTACAGAAACACAAGGCGGCATTAGCTATGCAGAATACATGGAAAAAGTTGAAGGTTCTGAAAAACCATTAAATAGCAATACTATAGACTGGCCATGGGAAACCGATGGTTTAGGCGGTGGTAGTCAAGCTGCGGCTTTAGACAACGTTACTCCATTAAGTCAAACACAACCAGTAGATAACAGTGTACAGGCACAATTAGGTATACAGCCTCAAGCAGCTACACCACCTGCCGCACAAGTAGGACAATTATCTGAAACAAGCTTTGGAGGTGGAGATTACAGCTCTAATACAAGAGTAGGAGATGCAGCTGTATATAAAAATGATGGTAGTTTAGATGATCAATATAGAAAAATAATTAACTTTGAAACAATAGGCGGACTAACAGATGGTACTGGTACACCTGGGTATGGATTTACAGATAAAAAAACATATCCAAATACACCTAAATCTCCTGAAGAAGCTGTGAAATATATAAAGACAGCTGTTGTTCCTAAAGTAGAAGATGATTTAGGATTTAAGCTTGGTGAGTTAGATTCAATACCTAAAAATGTAACTGCTAGTTTAGTTGATTATAAAATGAATACTGGCAGAAGTATGGATGACTTGCTTATAATTGCTTATCAAAATCAACAAGCGGGTAAAAAAGATTCAAGTAATTTAAATAAAACTTGGGATGGTTTAAAAGCTGCTAAAGGTACAGCGCCAAAACCTACAAAAGAAGTGTACGACGCACTTAAAGCTGGTGAAATATCAGCTGAAGCTATAGCGGCTGCTAAAGATGAATTGTATTTAGGTAGAATAAAGGTGATGAAAGATAATAACAGTCCTAAGTTGAAAGCCGCAGTTGAAGCTTATAGAAATAGCCACAGTAATAGGGTAAATATGTTTAAATAATATTATGGAAAACAAAGATTTAGAGTTACTTAAAAACGAAATACTAGGCGTAGAAGAACTTGTTGAAGAACAACCCGTGGAAAAGACAGAGGATCCGGAGATAACAACTGCCCCGACTGCGGATCCAGAAAGTGGGGCATCCAGCTTGGAAACTACTTCATCGGAGTTAGCAGATCTTAAGCAAGAATTAATTACTGATACTGATCCTCCAAAAGAATATAAACATATTTCTTTTGAAGATGCTAAGACCGCTGGTACTAGTAAATTATCTTCTATATATCCTAAAGTTAAAATAAAAAAAGATTCTAATGGCCGTATCAATGTTACTAATATAGGTACGGGAGAATCAAAGAGTTTTTTACTTGACCAAAAAGAAATAAACAAAACTAATAGCAGTCTTCAATCAAGAGATTACATGGGTGTTAATCCTTCTTTAACTCCTAGTGCAGATGAACAGTATAAAAGTTTTACTGCTTTTGTAGAGGCCTCAGAAACTAATAATGAAGACGCATTATATATTCATAGTAAAACAGGTTTAACACCTGATGAAAACGGAGATTATGGATTTAATGCAAATGTTACAGCAACTAAAAATCTAGTTCAAGTACTAGAGGTAGGCTACAAAGATGCATATACTAAACTAGCTAAAGAAATAGCTGGTGATGATACTTCTAATGAATTTTTATTAAGTAAAAGAAACGACTTTCAAAACTTAAATCACTCTGATCAAGAAAAAATAAGAGAGTATACTTTTGATTTTTTAAAAGAACAACAAATATCCGGTAATATAGGCTTTGAAGATCTTGAGCTACAGGATATATCTAAAATAATAGATAGAAACGAATTTAAATATTTATTAAATGCGGAGCTTCAAGATGAAGCTAACTCACAAATAATAGCTACTAAAGATTTTAAAGATATAAACTTAGAAGGAGAACCTGAAATTAAGTTTATAAAAAGTTTAGAAGAAGAAATTGTAAAAGACATGTCTGGCGAAGACAAAGCAAGAGTAGCTGATATTAATACATTAACATTTTTAAAGTCTGAAAAAGCCGGTATTACTTCTGAATACGGTGAATATTCCAAAGAAAAATATAATACTATAATAGAATTACCTAATGGTGTAAATATGCCTTATGGTGAGTATATAAATAAGAACAATATAAAAGTTAGAGATATAGAAGCTAAAATTGGCGACTTAATTTTTAATGAAAAAGGAGATTTTAAAGGTGAAACTAAAGAAGATGCAGAGGCTAATATGCTTTCTTTAGAAGAGATATATTCTATGTATGAAAATACTGATGATTATTTGAGCCAAAAAGATCAGTTTAAATTATTATATGACGAAGAAAAAAAGTTAGCTATATTTAATAATAAAGTAGGAAACACTAGTGAAATAACTATACCTAAAGATTTATTATTGTTACCTGCTTTTAAAACTGCATTAAATAAGACTAGTGTTGGTGATGCTGCTTTTGGTTCTTTTAAAGCCAACTTAGCAATTGTAGCTTCTCGTTTAGGTAAAAAATTTGAAACAGGTGAGATTGGAGTTCAAGAAAAAGTAACTATGCCTTTTTCTGAGTATTACAAGCTAGGTATAAGTAATTCAGAGATAAGTGGACCACTTGATGAGGCTATGTTAGGTACTGATCCTGAAAACTTTAGAGCTTATGAAGCTTGGTTAAACGACAAGAGAGAGCATAAAAGAAATATGGTAGCTGCGTTTAATATGTTAAACTTACAACAATTACCAGAAAAAAGTTTTAAAGATAGTTTCTTTCCGAGACTAGCTAGAAAAACAGTAGAGGCTTTTAAAAGTAGTGATTTTTATTATGGAGGTACACGGGAATCTGTTGAACAAACTAGTAGAGCTATATTTGGTGTAGATGTGCAAAAAATGCAAGCTTCTACACAAAGTATAATAGACTTACACAATAAAAAGTTTCCAGATAATACTATAAAACTTAATGACAGGCAAAAAGAAAAACTTGCTAGCACAACTTCAGATTTAGTAGCTGAAGGATTAGGAGGTATGGTACCTTTCTTATTTGAGATGTTTGTTATAGGAGCTGCTACAGAAGGTATTGGCATACCTGCTGCTTTAACTAGATACAAAAGATTTAACAAGTTTTTAAAAGGAACAGAGCTTTTAGTTAAAGAAGAATTTAAAATGGGATTAGCACCAAGTACGCCATATGAATTTGGTGTTGGAGCTTTCTTTGCGGCTGGAGGTATGTTAGCTAACAAAATACCTATAAAAGCTTTTGATAAATACTTTACAACTCTTAGACCTTTCTACGAAAAAGTAGTTAGAGCAGGCTGGGTTGGTGCTTTGTCTACTAAAACAAATGAAATAGTACAAGCCTTTGGAAAAGACTTATTAGGTGATAAAGATTTTGCAACTGAAATGGATAACTTATATGGTGATTTATTATCAGGGGATGAGGACGCTAAAAAAGAGTTTATACAAACTCTTATTGTAGATGGCATGGTATTTGGATTGTCTGGTGTATCTCATTTAAAATTAAATCCTCAGTCTAGAAAAGCACAGAGACAAGCTTTAGTAGAGTTACAGAAAGATTACAATAAAACCTTATCAGATGCTAAAGGTAAGTTTGAAGGTGTTGATGGTAAAGAATTAACTAATGACCAAGTATTAGAGCAGTTAGTTAAATTAGCTAAGTCTGATAATCCTGAAGCTAAAGCTTTATATGATAAGCTATATACTAAAGGTATTATATTAGCTAACGCATCTAAGATGATTGCTATGGATAGCAAATCTAGAGATTTTAAAAATCCTGAAAACTTTAAGAAACTATACATAGATAGACTAAATGAAAGCATGGCTAAGAAAGCTAAAGAAGCTGGACTTGAGCCAATGGAAACTACTGTAGAGTTTGTTAAAGAAGGTGATGCTAACTTTGCATTGTTAAATGGTGGCGCTGCTAAGTTTATGCCAGTTAAAGGTGGTGGCTACAAGTTAATTTACGATGTAGCTAAATTTAACAAGGGTAAAGCTATGCATGAGATAGACCATGTTGTACAAGCTGAAATGTATAGAAGACAACCTGAGCTTAAAAAACTTGTTAAATCTCAAGCCAAAAATGGAGAAATTGGAAAAGGTTTATTTAGTGAAGTAGATAAAATAGGTTTAATAGGTGAAAAAAACCCTGAAAATCTAAAAAGCTTAATGAAGTTACTAAGAAAAGAGTATGGCCTTGGTACTAAAGCTAACATGTCAGATGCTGAAATATTAGAGCTAGAGTATAGTGCAAACTTAATAGAGATATTTTCTAATCCTGAAACACTTGCTGAAAACCCAATGGAAGCAGCTACGTTTTTTGGAGAGCTTAAAAATGATTACTTAGCTTTTTATGATAGAGTAATAAAACCTAATTTACCTGAAGGTTTTAAACCTAGAAAGCCTAGCACAATGACTGTTAACGATCTTTATAGACAGCTAAACTATATGGCTAAAGATGTAGGCTTATCTGAAGCTTCAATAAACTTTATGGAAGATCTAATGAAAGTAGATAAAGGTATTGGAGAGCTAAATATAGAAACAGACATTGTACAAGGAGCGAAAAATATTAAAGCAACTGAAAAAAGAGTATTAGATAAAGTGATGGAAGAGCAAGGGCTAAGCTCTATGGATAGCTATGCTGATTTGTTTAAAGAATACACAAAAAGTCCAGAAAGAGCTTATTCGGATGGAGAAAAAACATCTGAAGAAGTTAGAGAAAAAGGTAATTCTCAAGCTATGTCTGACAGAATTGTTTTAGAAAATCTTGATTTAATAAATATAATAGCAAATAGTTCTGAATCTTACACTAAAGCTGGTTTGTTTTTACCACCTAAAGCTCAAAGAGATAAAATAGCAGAAGGTTTAATGGAGAAACTTGTATATTATGCTGGAAGATTTGATGGTACTGGTAATGTAAGAGGTTATTTAAGTAAGTTTATGGGCTTACAAATACCTAATGTAATGAGAAAAGCTAAAGTGTTTGATGCTATGAATAAAGAAGTTAATGTTAGCGATTTAGGAGATGGCACAATGACACTAGATAATATCGCTGTAGAATACACAACTCAATTTGAATCAGGTGCAACAACTATTGAAAGCTTTAATAATACTATAGATCTTACCCCTACTAGAGTAACAGAAGCTTCACAAAATAAAATATTAGGAGACGAAGTAGAGTTCTCTAATTCTTTAAATGAAGAAAATAGAAGACAAAATGATGATCCTAAAACATATGCAGAGGTTACTGACTTAACGCCAGTTGGTTTTTATGAATCACATTACGGTATAAAAGATAAAAAAATAACTGTTGATAGACAAATATCTATAAACGAAGGTGTAGCAGGTAAAAAAGAAGTCACTAGTGCTAATGAAAAATTATTTGCGCCTGATGGCGAAACAACTACAGAAAACAAAGTAAAAGCTATAAGTAAAATACTACCTGAAGCTTATGTTAAGTACGGTAAAACTTTTAGAGCAAACAATGATGAAATTATAGTTAGTGACAAAGTTGCAGGTACATCTACTGGTGTTACAACTACTATACTTGAGTCGCCGTTTTATAGAAAAGTTATAGATCCACAAACTGGCAAGCAAGCTAGGGTTGGTGATGCTGTAGGTTTACCTATATATAAGAAAGTTCCTGTAGAAGAGTTAGATATTAATGCGGTAACAGAATATTTCGGATTTAACGTAGAATACAATAGACAAATAGGTAATAGAGTTCCAAGGCTTATAAGATCTATACACAAATCTTTTTCGCATCAAGCTCAAGAAAATTTTAATAGAAGTGAACTAGGTAAAATAACATCTGCTGCTGAGCAAATGGATTTAGCTGGTGGAGCAAGTCCAGACTTAATGGCTTTTGGATCATACGAAGCTTTAGTTAATGAATACAATATAAGAGGCTTAGGAGACGCTGTTAAGACGTTAGAAGACATGAAAACATATGTATCTGACCCGATGCAACTAGATGACGTAACTAGAAACTTAATACATAATATAACTATAAATAATGTAAGTTCTAATCTAGAGAAAAAATCAAATCAATTTAAAACAGAAATAAAAAAGAGAACTGGTTACTCAACTACTACGTTTCAAAACGCTAGTAAAGAAGGTCAAGCTAAGATAAGAAAAGATCATATGGACATGCTTGAAAGTTTCTTTGGATCTGATTATGTTAATAACATATTAAACATAAAAGCAGGTAAAGGTTCTAGTGAAGATGCTTTACTACCTATTTTTAAGTTTGGTAGTGTTAATAGAGGTATAGACAATGCTGGAGGACCTGAAGGTGTTAAGTTCTCTAACATGGTTAAAGGGTTAAAAGAAGTTAAGCTAGAAGATATAAAAGATGAACAGCTAAGAGAAGGATATAAAAAGCTTAAAGAACTAGCGCCATATTTTGAAGCTGCCAACTCTGATATAAATAAAGGTAGAGGCTTTGATAAGATGAATACTTCTATGATATTTGAAATAGCAGAAGCTAAACCTTTAAAATCTTTTCATACTTTAGTAGATAAAAACGGTAAGCAATTTTTATGGGATCCAAGCGGCAAGCTAAAATACAACTCTAAAGATTATCCACAAGCTATGGAAGTAGTTAGAGGTAGTACTGTACAAGATAAATTAAACTTAATAGAAAGAGTATTTGATAAAAGAGTTGTTGAAGCAGCTAGAACTTACGATTTTGTAGTGAACAGAGCTTTAGGTTTATGGTACAATAACCTACCTAAAGAAATGAAAACTAAAGGTAAAGAATTTTTATATAGACATTATCAAGCAACAACTAACTTTGTTAAGTCTGATAGAGCTTTTGCTGCTTTTAAATATATGCAACTGTTTGATGGGCAACAAACTTTCCATAGAAAAGGTGAACACATAGTAGATGCTTCTAGTAATACTTTAGAAAAGTTTATAGCTATAACTGAAGAAGGAGGATATAGCGCGGCTAAGCATGAGTTACTTAGCAACTACTATTATCAAGCTCTTACTGAAACCGCTAGATCTAATGTAATGGATAAGTTGTTAGGTAAAACTACCCCTGATGGTATTTATAAAATGGCTATTAAAGCTGATGGTAATTTCTTGTTTGAAAATGTTTACAATATATTTGATTTAAATATGCGTAAAAAACCTTGGAGTATACTTGACGACATAGTAGAAACAGAGTTGCAAGATGAAGTAAATAAAAACTCACTAAAAGAAGGTGCTAATCAGTATCTTACTGAAAACCTGCCTAATTTGAATTCCCCGGTTGGTAAGAAAGCTATTGATGTTATAACAGAATCGTCTGATGGTAATATTCAATTAGTACCTCTAGAAGCTAAAGAAGTGGCAATATCTAGCAACGTCGATGTCTATGTAGAAAGAAAAATAAAAGAGCTTAAAAAGTTAAACGGTAAAGATTATCAACCAACTTCAAGTGAAATGGGCAAGATAATGGGTCAAGCTAGAAAACTTACAGCTACAGTAAAACCTTTTGCTGTTAAAGTAGGATCTAATATAGTAATGGACGGTACTGGTGCTAGCTACAACGCTACTACTAAAAGAGCTAACGAACTTAGAAAAGAAGGTTACGATGTTGTAATGGTCTATGTTGATGCAAAACAAGAAGTTGCAATGCAAAGAAATCAACAAAGAGGAGAGAGAAAATTATTAGATGTTGTAGTTAAAAGAACAGGGGAAAGTGTAAAGAAAAATGAAAAGCAGTATAAAAAAGATTTTGGTCAAGATTTCTTTTACATAGATAACACAAAACTTGGCCAAGGAGAAACACCTATTGAATTTATAAACAAAGTTAGATCTAAATTTAAAGGCGGTAATAAAGTAGCGGTACTAATGGCTGGTGGACCAGGATCTGGTAAAAGTTCAGTTTTAAAAGACTTAGCTTTAACTACTGAACAAATGGCTAAGCTAGGCAGACAAGTAAACTTAAATAAAGTAAGACAAGATGTAGAAGAGTGTACAATAGGTGACTTTGACGACAACGTTGCATATACTGACTGTAAAATAACAGCAACTAAAGGTGATGAAATAATAAAGCTTGACGCTAAAGACTTTAATTTTCAAAAAGAAGCTTTAGAAGCTGACGGTTATAAAATGTCTTATGAAGAGTTTGATCAAGTAATTGGAGGAAAAGAAGGTCCTTATTGGAAAACCTGGACTAAAGACTATAAAAGATTAGGTCCAGAAAATATGTTTATAATGACTGCAAGAGCTCGTGGTTCTAAGCTAGCTATAGCAGAGTGGTTAAAAAGCAAAGGCTATGAAATACCTGTAGAAAATATTGTAACTACTGAAGGTACAGAGTTTACTGAAGGTCCTTTAGCTGGTGAAAATAAAAAAGCAGTTGCTGTTACAGATTTCTACATTGGTGAATATAATGGTAAGCAATATAACAAAGTAAACATGGGAGATGATTATATACCAAATACATCTTCAGTTAAGTTTGTCACTAACCAATTAGACATAACAGGAGAAATATATACATCTTTAGCTTCTAGAAATATAGGTCAAGAGTTTAACGACTACATTAATGCTTCTTTAAGAATATCTCCAGATACTAAATATTCTTTAGCGTCAGCTAAAAACTTAGGCGCATCTAAAGATGGTATAAGACTTCTTTCTTATGGTATGGAAGATCTTAAAGGTTTACTATACGCTACGTTAGGTAAAGGCAAAGTAGGTGAAAGACAATTTAAGTTTTACGAAGAAACATTGTTAGACACGTATGAGAGAGGTAACCAAGCTTTTGAAATAGACATGGCAAGAGTAAATAATAGTTTTAAAATAGCTAAAAAAACAGCGCCTAAAAACTTAAATGAAAAAGTAGGAGAAACTACTTTTACTAATCAAGATGCTGTAAGAGTTTACTTGTGGAATCAAACTGGTGAAAAAATACCTGGCTTAAATAATAAAGAAATAAAAAAATTAATAAAGCAAGTAGAATCTAATCCTGAATTACAATCTTTTGCTGGTAAGATACTAGAAGCCACAGGCGAAGGGACATATGGTAAACCAACTGAAACTTGGAACACAGGTAATATAGCTATGGATCTCATGGAAATAGGTAAAACAATAAAAAGAAAAAGATACCTTGAAGAATTTTTAAATAATAAAAATGAAATATTTAATGAAGATACTAAAAACAAGTTAAGAGCAAATTTAGGTAACAAATATATAGATGCTTTAGAAAACATGTTTGCTCGTATGGAAGCTGGAACAAATAGATTAGATGTAGGTACAAAAGTTGGTAACAGGATGTTAGATATTATAAATAATACTAATGCAGTCACAATGACTCTAAATACTAGATCAGCATTATTGCAAACTATATCTGCTGCTAACTACGTTAATTGGAGTTTTAACAATCCTTTAAAAGCTACTGCAGCATTTGCTAATATACCTCAGTTTGCTAAAGATTATATTACTCTTATGAACGATCCATTTCTAACTGAAAGAAGAGGTGGTAATAAAGTAAACATTAATGAAGCTGAAGTTGCTGCTGCTGCTAAGAAAAACGGTTATCAAGGCATAATGTCTTATTTGCATGACAAAGGTTATGTTATGACTAAGATGGCTGATAGCTTTGCTATTTCTTTTGGTGGCGCTAGTTTTTACAGGAATAGAATAAATGATTTAATAAGCCGTGAAAAAATGAGTGAAGCAGATGCGACAGCTCAAGCAAGAGAAGAATGGGTTAAGCTAGCTAGAGAGTCTCAACAGTCTAGTGATCCTTCTAAAATAGGAGCTGATCAAGCTAGCACGGCTGGTAGAATTATGTTGGCATTTGCTAATACGCCTGCACAGTATTTAAGACTACAAGCTAGAGCAGCACAAGATCTTAAAAATGGTAGAGGTGATGCTAAAGCAAATATTAGTAAAATAATGTATTATGGCTTTGTTCAGAATTTGTTATTTAATAGCTTGTCGCAAGCTTTGTTTGCCGCAGATGAGGATAACATAACAGAAAAAGAAATTGCTACTTTAAACGGTATGATTGATAGTTACGCTAGAGGATTTGGTATAGGTGGTAACGCACTTGTAGTAGCTAAAAATATGACTATGGGTATTGTTGAAAGAAGCCAAAGACAAAGACCTGAATATATAGATGAGGTGCAAAAGTTAACTCAACTAGCTCCTGGTATAAACAGTAGGTTTTCAAAACTAAAATCTGCCGCTTATGTATACGAGAAGAAAGTAGATGAAGTACCTGGACCAATGTCTTTTAGTAATCCTATGGTACAAGTTTCAACTAACTTGGTTGAAGGACTTACTAATACACCAGTAGAAAGACTTAGAAGAAAAATGCAAAATCTAATAGATGCAACTGATGAGGAAAATGAGTGGTTAACTAGAGCTGCTTTGTTAGGTGGTTGGTCTAAGTGGCAATTAGTTGATATGAAAAAAGACTGGGAAAAACAGAACGCAGAAACAGGTTTAGAAGAGAGAAAGAAACAAAGAGAAAGTTTCTTCGGAGGAGGAACAAGTAATTCTGAAAAAAAAGATAGAAGTAACTTTGGATTTTAAAAATAAGGAACATAAAAAAACTGGGCACCATACCCAAAGTTCCTGTAACCAAAAAAGGGGAGGTCATTACGACTTCCCCTTTTTATATTTAACACCATGGGCAAAATCCGCCCGGACATCCGTC